CGAGATCAAGTGCCGCCTCGACTTCGGCGCCAAGGCCATCGACTGGCGCGGCCTCTACAAGAACCCGGGCGCGTAAGGCGCGCCTCCTGAACCATGACACACGGGGCGGTCCAATCGGGCCGCCCTTCGTCTTTCCACGAGGATCCCCATCATGAAAAACTACGTCCAGCCCGGCAACACTATCACCCTGACCGCGCCCTATGCCGTCGCTTCCGGCGATGGCCTGCTCGTCGGCTCGATCTTCGGCATCGCCGCTGGCGCCGCCGCCCTCGGCGAGCCCGTCGAGACCGCTCTCGTCGGCGTGTTCGACATCACCAAGGTGGGCTCTCAGGCCTGGACTGCGGGCGCCAAGGTCTATTGGGACGACACCAACAAACGGTGCAGCAACGTTGCGACCTCGAACACGCTGATCGGCGTGGCGACCGAGGCCGTGGCGGGCGGGGCGACCGACTTGATCGGCCGGGTGCGTCTGAACGGCGCGTTCTGATGTCTGCCTTTGCCGCCGCCGTCGGCGCGCTCTTCGCCGATCCGAACATCGGCCGGGACGCGGTCTACATCGCCGATGGCGGCGCGCCCGTGCTGGTGCGCGTCGTCGCCCGGCGGGCGGACGCCGTGACCGATTTCGGCGATGCGCGGCTCTGGTCCGAGACCACCCGCGTTGACTTGCGGGTGGCCGAGGTGGTGAACCCGCGTCCTGGCGACCGCATTGAGATCGACGGCGACGCCTTCCTCATTCAGGGAGAGCCGGTTCGGGACCGCGAGCGGCTGGTCTGGACCGTCGACCTGAGGCCCACATGAGGCTGAAGCTCGACATCGATCCCGACATCGTCGCGATGATGGCGGCTGAGGTCGCGGCGGGCGAACGCGCGGTGACGGCCGCCATGCGCGAGGCCGGGACCGGGCTGAAGACCGCGTGGAGGCTGCAGATCACCGGCGCGGGGCTCGGTACTCGGCTGGCTAATTCGATCCGGAGCCAGAACTTCCCGAGGTCGGGCGAGAGCCTCGATGCCGCGGCGCTGGTCTGGTCGAAGGCGCCGGTCATCGTGGGCGCGCATGACACGGGCCCGCTCATCCGCTCGAAGGACGGGTTCTGGCTGGCGATCCCGCTGCCTGCTGCTGGCAAATCGCTGCGCGGCGGCCGCATCACGCCCGGCGAATGGGAACGGCGACGCGGTCTTCGCCTGCGCTTCGTCTATCGCCGCACGGGCCCGAGCCTGCTGGTGGCGGAGGGACGGCTGAACACGAAGGGACAGGCGGTGGAGTCACGTTCGAAGACCGGGCGCGGCAAGGTCACCGCGCCGATCTTCCTGCTGGTGCCGCAGGTCAAGCTGCCAAAGCGGCTGGACCTCGCGCGGGACGCAGGCCGGGCGTTGGACAGCGTGCCGGGGTTGATCGTGGCGAATTGGTTAGAATCGAGGTGATAGCCAGCTTGTTGCAGCCGAAGTTCCAACGCCCATGATCGCATCTCCAAACGGTCAGGCTTCCTCGATGACTTCGTTCGGATAGACAATGCGATTGAGCCTGTTGACAAGGTTCTGGACGAAGCTCGCAACCTTGTCAGCATACTGGGGCTGGATGTGGCGCACGGTGCCGTTTGCCTCTCGGTCTCCCTCATGCGCGATCTGGTTTCTCCGCTTCACGTAATTCGCGAGAATGCGTTTTAGATCATCTTCGGTACTGTTGGGTCCAGGCCACAGCGCCGAGACAGATGCGAATACACTATCGTGTCCGATCATTTCATAGGCCCCCTGGATTTTTTCGGGTGCCTGATAGGATAAAAATTCCAGAGTCTTTGTGCGAAGCCTTGTGGCGAGTTCACCTTGGGGTGCTGCAGAAGTTATAATCGGCAGTGCATCACGGAAAGTATTCGCGTCCTTGATCGGCATAATGGAGGACAGCGCTTTAGCCAATGAATCAGGCAGGGTTCCTGTACTGATCACGGTTGGGATGCGTTCATACAGAACCGCATGCACATAAGCATCAAGAGCTGAGATCGAAATAACTATCGCGGACCGAGGCAACCAAAGCAGATCCTCATTCTCTGCCGTCAGACGGCCGCGCTGCCCAAGACCGCGACTTCTGCGAAGCTCCTTGTACATCTCCGTGAGGCTATTCGCCGAAGCAATGGAATTTCTGAAGTCAGTGTAGGCCGTCATCTGCGACCTCGACTACAAAATCTGGCTACGGCATTGCACATGCCGTGACCGTATCGTCACTTTTTGCCCGGCGCTAGAACAGAACCGCGTGCGCAATGACTGCCGAGGACGGATCGAGATGCCCACCCCACGCGAAACCATCCTCGCCGCGCTGCACGCACGGCTCTCGGCGCTGCCCGCCACGGCCCTGCGCGGCGACGTGCTGCCCGAACGCGTGCCCGCAGAGGGCCTGCTGATCCTGCGCGACGGCGAGCCGGGGGAGCCGGAGGTCACGCTGTCGCCGCTGCGCTATCACTACCAGCACCGAGCCGAGATCGAGGTGGTCGTGCAGGGCGCCGCCCGTGACGCCGCCTTCGACACGTTGACCGCCAGCATCGGCGCGGCACTCGCCGCCGACCGCACGCTGGGCGGGCTCTGCGACTGGGTCGAGGCCGAAGCGCCGCGGCCGGTCGATCTGCCGGTCGAGGGCGCGGCCAGCCTGAAGGCGGCCGTGATCCCGGTGGTGCTGCACTATTCCACGGCCGATCCGCTGGCCTGATCCCGACAACCCGAGGAGACGAACATGGCACGAGCCCAAGGGGCGCGGGCGCTGATGGCGCTTGCGTTCGAGACGACCTATGGCACGCCGCCCGCGAGCGGCTTCACCCGCATGCCTTTCGCCAGCACCTCGCTCGGGGCGGAGCAACCGCTGCTGAACTCGGAACTGCTCGGCTACGGCCGCGATCCGCTTGCGCCGATCAAGGACGCGGTGACGGCGGATGGCGATGTCGTCGTGCCGCTCGACGCCGAGGCCTTCGGCTTCTGGCTGAAGGCGGCCTTCGGCGAGCCGACCACGACCGGCACCGGCCCCTGGACGCACGAGTTTCAGTCGGGGTCCTGGACGCTGCCCAGCATGTCGATCGAGACCGGCATGCCGGAGGTCCCGCGGTACGCGATGTATTCCGGATGCGTGCTCGACCAGATCACCTGGCAGATGCAGCGGTCGGGGCTCCTGACCGCCACCGCGCGGCTGGTGGCGCAGGGCGAGACCGTGGGCACGACCAGCAGCGCCGGAACCCCGGCAGCGCTGGAGCTGAAACGCTTCGGCCATTTCAACGGGGCGATCACCCGCAACGGCACCGCACTCGGCAACGTGGTCTCGGCCGAGATCACCTATGCCAACAACCTCGACCGGATTGAGACCATCCGAAGCGACGGGCGCATCGACGGCGCGGACCCATCCATCGCGGCGCTGACTGGCCGGATCGAGGTGCGCTTCGCCGACCAGACGCTGGTGACGCAGGCGATCAACGGCGAGGCCTGCGAGATGGAGTTCGCCTACGTCCTGCCATCGGGCGAGAGCTTCACCTTCACCGTGCACGCCGTCTACCTGCCGCGTCCGCGCATCGAGATTTCCGGGCCGCAGGGCGTGCAGGCGACCTTCGACTGGCAGGCGGCGCGCGACAGCGTGGTCGGCCGGATGTGCACCGCAACCCTGATCAACGACATAGAGGTGTATTGAGGATGCTGACGCTCGACCTGACCAACGCGCCGCGCTGGCATGACCTCGCCCCCGGCGTCCGGGTGCACCTGCGCCCGCTGACCACGGCGCTGATGGTGGCGACGCGCAGCGACCCCGTAGTGGAGGCGGTCCCCGAGGATGCCTCGGACGAGGAACGCGCGGTCGCCTTCGCCAAGGCACTGGCCCGCCGCGCGGTGCTCGCCTGGGACGGCATCGGCGACGCGGACGGCAAACCTATCGAGCCAAGCCCGGAGGCCATCGACGCGCTGCTCGACGTCTGGCCGATCTTCGAGGCCTTCCAGCTGACCTATGTCTCAAAGGGCCTGCTGCTGGAGCAGGAAAAAAACGCCTCCGCGCTCTCGCCGAATGGTCCTTCGGCGAGGGCGAGCGATACTGCCAAGCCTGCGCACCCTACGAGGGCCGCGAGCAAGCCTGCCCGGACTGCCCGGCGCGGCTGAACCGTCCAGAAACGCCGGAGGGCTGGCAGGTCTGGGACCTCGTCGGTCGGCTCGGCGGCCAGCTGCGTGTCCTGCCCGGCGCGGTGATCGGTTGGGACATGTCGGCGGCGCTGGCGCTCGGTGATGCGCTCGGCGTGCCGCACCTCGCCATGGCCGAACTGCTGCCCGTCATCGAGGCGGTGATGGTCGCCAAACTCAACGAACAGATGGATCATTCCCATGGCTGAAAAAAGGGTCAGCGTCCGCCTCGCGGCCGTGGGCGGACGGCAGGTGCGTGCCGAACTGGAGGGCGTGGGTGAGGCCGGATCGCGTGGCTTCGGACGGCTGAGCCGGGAGATGGAAGCGGCCAACGCCCGGCTGGCGGCCTTCTCGCGGCGGGTCCGGGTCGCGGCAGCTGCTGCCGTGGCAGCCGCCGCCGCCGCTGGTGTGGCGATGATCCGCTCCGGGCTGCAGACCGTCGATGCGCAGGCCAAGCTCGCGCAGTCCCTCGGGACCACCGTCGCCTCGATCCAGACCCTGGAGCGCGCGGGCGAGCTGGCGGGCGTGTCGATGTCCGGGATCGAACAGGCCACCAAGGATCTGACGCGTCGTCTCAGCCAGGCCGCCGCCGGGATGGGCCCGGCTGCTGACGCGCTCGATCGGCTGGGCCTTTCCGCCAACGAGCTGATCGCGCTGCCGCTGGACCAGCGTGTCGGCGCCATCAACGCGGCCATCGAGAACTTCGTGCCCGCCGCCGAGCGCGCGGCTGTCGCGGGCCAGCTCTTCGGCGAGGAAGGCTCCATCGCCATGTCGCGGATCGACACCGCGACGCTGCGTCAGGCGACCGAGGACGTCCTCGCCTTCGGGGTCGTCGTCTCCGAGCAGGACGCCGACCAGATCGAGCGGACGAACGATGCCATCTCCCGGCTCGGGCTGATCTGGCGCGGGCTGTCGAACCAGCTCGCCGTCGCCGCAGCGCCGGCGTTGGAGGCGGTCGCCAACACCATGGCGGCGGTCGCCAGCCGCACTGGTCCGCTCGGCATCGCGATCCGTGGTCTCTTCGACAACATCGGCCGCCTCACCACCTACGCCGCGACCTTCGCGGCTTTCCTCGCCGGTCGCTGGGTCGCCGGGATGGCAGCCGCCGCTCTCTCTGTCCGCGGCCTCGCCACAGCACTGGTCGTTCTGCGCGGCGCGCTGATCCGCACGGGTATCGGCGCGCTGATCGTCGGCGCGGGCGAACTCGTCTATCAGTTCACCCGCCTCGTGTCCGGCGCTGGCGGCTTCGCCGAGGCGATGTCGCTGCTGAAGGACCTCGCCGTCGAGGTCTGGGAGCGGATCAGGATGGGCGCTGCAGCAGCGGGCGCTGCGGCCACGGCGATGTTCTTCGATCTGAAGGCCGACGCGGCGTCGGGCATGCAGAGCGCCATCGAGAGCGTCGTCGGTTTCGGCAACACGGCAGCGAACACCTTCGAAGGCGCCTACGAGGCGATCAAGGCGATCTGGGGCCTGCTGCCGGCCGCCATCGGCGATCTGGCGTTCCAGGCGGCCAACAGCCTGGTCGATGGCGTCGAGGCAATGCTGAACGGCGTGGTCTCGCGCATCAACGGCTTCATTGGCGGCATCAACCAGGGGCTGGAAGCGCTCGGGTCTGAACGCCGCATCTCGCTGGTGCCCGACCTCGACCTCGGCGAGATCGAGAACCGCTTCGAAGGGGCGGCGACCGCCGCGACGACGGCGGCGCAGGCGGCGTTCAACCGGGCCTTCGAGGACAACCCACTCACCGCGCCTGATCTCGGCCTGACAGACGCGGCAAACCGTGCGCTCGAATCCGCAAACCTCTACCGCGGTGCGGCGCGCGATCTGGCCGAAGGGGCCCGCGCGCCCCTCGAAAGCTGGCAGGTGCTTCGCGACGCGGTGCGCGGCACCGAAGAGGACGGGGCCGATGCGCTGACCGAGGCCACCGGTGCTGCCGAGCGGCTGGAGACGGCGCTCGGCGATGCCGGACGTGCGGCGACGGGTGCGGGTGCGGCCGCCGGAGCCGCCGCCGCTGCCGCGGAGCCCGCGACTGAGGCGGCCGTCACCGGCTGGCAGGCGGTCACGGCGGCGCTGTCGGACTACGCCAGCAAGGCACGCGAGATTGGCGGCGATATCGGGCAGAGCCTCGTCGGCGCCTTCCAGTCGGCCGAGAACGCGGTGGGCGAGTTCGTGCGGACCGGCAAGCTGAACTTCCGCGATCTCGTCAACTCGCTGCTGGCCGATCTCGCCCAGCTGGCCGCGCGGCGGTTCATCCTCGGGCCGATCGCCAACGCGCTCTCCGGCGTATTCTCCGGCGCGGGCGGCATCTTCGCCAACGTCCTGCATGCGGGCGGGATGGTCGGCTCCGCTGGCCCCTCGCGCATGGTCCCGGCCATGGCCTTCGCTGCCGCGCCGCGCATGCATGGCGGCGGCATGGCCGGCCTCCGCCACGACGAGGTGCCCGCGATCCTGCAGCGCGGCGAGCGGGTGCTGTCGCGGCGCGAGGTCCAGAGCTACGGCACCGGTGGCGGCGTCAACGTCACCGTCATGGCGCGCGACGCCGAGAGCTTCCGTCAGTCGAGGACGCAGGTCGCTGCCGACATCGCCCGCGCCGTGTCGCTCGGGCGGAGGGGCATGTGATGGCGTTTCATGAGGTCCGGTTTCCCGACAACATCAGCCGCGGCGCGCGGGGCGGGCCCGAGCGGCGCACGCAGATCGTCGAACTCGCATCGGGCGACGAGGAGCGCAACGCCAGCTGGGCCAATTCGCGCCGCCGCTATGATGTAGCCTACGGCATCCGCCGCGCGGACGATCTGGCGGCGGTGGTCGCCTTCTTCGAGGCGCGCAACGGGCGGCTCCATGGCTTCCGGTTCAAGGACTGGGCCGATCACAAGTCCTGCATGCCCTCGGGCACGGCATCGCCCACCGACCAGGCCATGGGCACCGGCGACGGCACGACGACCGCCTTCCAGCTGGTCAAGCGCTACGCCTCGGGCGCGCAATCCTGGACGCGCGCCATCGCCAAACCGGTGGCGGGTAGCGCGCGCATCGCGCTCGACGGGGTGGAGCAGCTCTCTGGCTGGTCGGTCGACACCGCCACCGGCGTCGTCACCTTCAGCGCCGCGCCGGGCGCTGGCGTCGCCGTCACAGCGGGCTTCGAGTTCGACGTGCCCGTCCGTTTCGACACTGACGCGCTCGACGTGACGCTCGACCTCGAGCGGCTCGGCTCGATTACATCCATTCCGCTTCTGGAGATCCGGCGATGAACGACACCGGCAGCTTCGTTGCGGCCGTGCTGCGCGAACTTGCGGCCTCGACCGCCGTGATCCTCGCCGCCTGGGGCGCACTCGGCGGCGCCACGAACGCACTGACCACAAAGATGCGGCTGCGCGATGCGCTGCGGCACATCCTGCTCGGCGGATTGATCGCGGCCGGGATGGGCAGCCTCTCCATGGCCGTGATCACCGCCTGGCTCAGCCTTCCGCCCGAGGCGATCCCTGCGGGCGGGGCGGCGGGCTCGGCCGCCTATCTTGTCGGGGTCTTCGGCCCGGCCTTCATCGAGATGCTGCTCGCCCGCCTGCGCCGCGCCAACGAAGGCGGCGGCGATGAATGACCTTCTCCGCCTCGCGCGCGCTCTCCGCTGCGACCC